GGGACTTTTGTCACGGCCTCCAGCGTCTTGGGACCAATTGCACCGTCCGCCACCACGCCCACAGCCTGCTGAAGGAATCGAGAAGCCCGCCCAACACCAGCATTAACGGCACAATCAAAAACGCACAAATCCACACCAGAAGGAAGATCATCCCCACGCACAGCGTCCCAATAACGCTTCTTGTAAAGGGGGGAGACCATCTCGATGGTGAGTCCGCGCATGTCCTGCTCGGTTGCGGGTTTTCCTGTCCATTCTTCCCAGACACGCTTAGTCACTCCAAGGTTGGTCATGCCGCCCGGGTCGGACGGGTGGTTCACATAGCCGCCCTCCCACTTGAGGATGTGCTTGAGTGCCTCTTCCCAGTTGTGCTTCATTTGTCTTTTTCCTGCTTGGTGTACTTCATGTCGGCCAGTTTCTCAACCGTCCTGCCGCCAAAATAGGCGAGGAAGATGATCTGCCCCCACTGCCCGAGCAGTTGGACATAGGACTCCTGCGCGTTGTACCCAAAGGCAGACATGGCGGTGAACAGGAAATAGGCGATGAAGATGGCAATCAGGGCCAGCGGCCTGATGTTCTTGGACAGCCATGAATCACTGCCCATGTCAGAACGCCACCGCTCAGTGATGCCGGTGTGTTCAATCTCAAAGAGTTTGGTGTCATTGGCCATCTTCGCCAACTCGCCGTCCTGTGCCATCTTGGCCAAGTCCATTTGAGCCTTGGCTTTGGCCTCTGGATCGGGGATCAGTTTGTCGATCAGTTTGCCGCCGACATCGAGTAGTGCTGCGAGTGGGAACATATTAGTACTGCCTTTGCATTGCTTCCATCACAAAATAAAACGTGACCCCTAAAACCACGACCGTGGCGACCACGGCAACAATGATCAAGATCAACTCATCAATCTCTGCCTGACGGCGCTTCTTTGCCTCTTTCCTTCTGCGCTCAGCCTTGGCTGCGTCGGCCTCCATCTGCTTTGCCCGGGCCGTGATTCTCATCCAAACATCCATTTTGTTGGACTGGAAGAAAAGCATTTTGACCTGCTCTTCAAACTCCCGGGCCTGCTCCAAAGCAAGCTCCAATTCCAACGCCTTCCCCAGCGACGATCCCTTGAACTCTCCGCCCTTGGCTTTTTCTACGACCTCAATGGCCTGCGCCTTGGCATCAAAATACTGCCCCAGCACCGGTCCCAGCGACTGCACATCTTGAACAGTCTTGACTGCCTTCTTTACCAAATTCACCGCCGACGACACAGCGGCAAGGGCGGTGATGGGGTCGATCATCTATTGCTTGCCCTCTGCAAACACATTAACAAACACCGTGCCGTCTTCCAGCGCCTCTATTTCGTGCCATTCGTTTTCAACAAGGTTGACCGGCTGCGTTGCTTTGGTCATCACCAAGTCCCGGCCCTGTTTACGCACCACACATGACCCAGCAGCGCAAAATGTTGCATGGGCATAGATATGCTCATGACGGGGCAGTCCTTGGCCCTTGTCGGCATGGTAAATATTCATTACCGCACCGTCATAGGTAAAGGAATGCGCCGGGTTGATAACAACCGTCATAGGCTTTGCGTTCCTTGGGATACGGGCTGCGCTGCTGGGGGTGCGGGTTTAGGTTCATTGGTCACGCATTCTGTGCCGTTCCATGTAAACCCAATCTGACTGCCACCCATTTCCTGCGCCAACACCCAGTCTTTAATCGGGGCGTCCCATATCCAAACCAGCGCCATTGTGGTTGCTTGAGGGATCACCAAATACCCGGCAGGCGGTTGCCATGTGTCGGGGTTTCCGTCCCACAGGCTAATGTTGTCCACCACATTGGTGGCTTGATTAATCATCAAATAATTTTGGACAGTCATGTTAATCACCATTCAAAAATAACTACGCCTGCTGCGCCCGCTCCCCCGGCTCGACTAGTGTCGCCAGCGCCACCGCTACCGCCGCCACCATACGCACCACCAGCACTGCCAGCAACTCCATTGGTGCGACCAGCAGCGCCTCCACCTAAAGTTGAAGAACCACCAGAACCAGACTGAGCGTTTCTATATACACCGTCACCACCCCCGCCTGTAATATTTATAGTGCCGCCACTGCTAGTACCACCAACGCCTCCATTGCCATTAGATATTCCACCGCTGCCACCATTGCCAGTAATGGTAGATATTGTTTGAGTGCCTGACGCAACAGTTGAATTACCTCCAGCGCCACCATTATTTGCACCAGCAGAGCCCGCCGAACCAGCGCCACCAACAGTTACGGCCAAAGTGTTGCCCGGAGTAAGACCAGTCAAATACGAAATTGCCGTACCCCCACCGCCACCGCCAGCGCCAGACTCAGAAAAAGAGAAGCAACCGCTGTTAAAACTACCCCCGGCACCGCCACCTCCACCTCCAACAACAGTTATTTTTAACGCGGTAATGCCCGTTGGGATAGTAAATGTGCCGTTAGATGTAAATGTTTGGCCACGGAAACCGACAAACGCAACACCTTGCGTGCTAGAGTCATTAAAAAGAATATCCGTGTTTCTAAGTGTGGTTGGCATGATTACTCCTTATGGTGTGCCGCCGCCGACGACATCACTGAGTGCAGTGAATGCTCCAGCGGAAGTCAAAGACGCAATGGTCGTTGCGCCGTATTTGAAAATTAATTTGCCACCGGACTCTTCCACGGTGAAATTGGTTGTAGCCAGTTTGGTTGCATTTGTTGCATTTGTTGCATTTGTGGCGCTTGTAGCCGTTGCGGCATTACCGCTGATGCTTATGTTCCAAGTGCCAGATGCGCCTGTGCCGGTGGGTGACGGGACATCCGTACCAATCACAAGCCCAAGATTTGTCCGTGCATTCGCCGCAGTGGTAGCGCCTGTACCACCGTTGGCCACGTTCAGCGTACCTGCAACCGTGACTGCTCCCGTGGTAGTGGTGCTTGGCGTAAGCCCAGTTGTACCAAACGAGATCGAAGACACGTTGGCCGCTGCGCTTGTCCATGTTGGTACGCCAGAACCGTTACTGGTCAATACCTGACCCGAAGTGCCTGCTGACGTAAACGCATAAGCCGATCCGGTGCCGTACGCGATACCGCCTGCGGTGGGCGTGGCTGTTGAGTTCGTGCCGCCGGAAGCTACAGCCAAAACTGCGGACAACCCTGCGGCATTGCCAGAAATATTAATGCCCCAAGTCCCAGAGGCCCCGGTGCCGGTCGGTGATGGCACATCGGTCCCAATCACAAGGCCAAGATTAGTCCTAGCCCCAGAAGCAGTCGAGGCACCAGTGCCGCCGTCGGCCACGGCAAGATCGGTCGTCAGCGTCAGGCTGGAAAAGTGGTTGTTCTGGAACGCAAAGTTGGTGCCGTCAGACCACACAGTAACAGTCTTGCCAGCGGGTATCGCTACTCCGGTACCAGCAGCGGTTGTGTTGCCGATGACTGTGGAGTTGTAGATCGTGGCCGTATAGGCGCTGGCGTTGTAGATGACGTACGTTTTCTCTGCCGGTGGAGCATAAACGGCAAAGTTGGCGCTGGTGGTAGTCGTCAGGGCAATCGTCATATGACGCGCCTCATCCGGTGCGCCGTTGAGTGCCGTAAACGCTTGGTTGGCCGAAGTCACGGAAACCGAGGTGTACCCGGCGATAGACGACTCGATCAAGGTGCCAAGGTTGGTGTTGGTCGTGTTGCCCCACGTACCGGCCTGATCACCCGTGGTGATCAACTCAATTCGCAGGCTTGGGGAGTAGGTGGACATAACGATTCCTCACTGGGAGTTGTTGATATTCTGCCAGTTGGGGTTCTGGCTGTCATCTATTCCGGCCCAGCCGGGGCTCTGGCTGCTGGTGATGTCAACCCAGTCGGCATTTTGAGTGCTGATGATCTTGATCCAGCCCCCCACTCCAAAGCTGTCGGCCAAGACTGCGTTCTCAGAGACTGCCACGTTGAACCCGGCCTGCACGGTACGGATGTCGTTGGGGCTCAGGTTTTCGATCACAGCGCCCACAAAGCCAGCAACAATCGACTCCACAGAAGCCACGCCAAAATTTTCAATGACAGTTTCTGTAAATATGCTGATGATGATTGCCGCATCCTGAGCCGTCAAGCCTTCCGTCACAGACTGGGCAAACTGCGCAGCTATAGCCCGGATGTCGTTCATCGTTACGACTTCAGTCACAGACTGGGCAAATTGGGCGGTGATTGCTGGAGTGTCAGCCAGATTGACGTTTTCCGTCTTTGTTTGCAGGAAGTTGGACTGCTGCGTACTGGCGTCAGCCACCTCCAAAATGTCCTCAGTGCGAGTCTGTCCAAAGGCAAAGAAGACGTTCTGGGTGTCTGCAATGTTTGTATCTTCAGCCACCGACTGGGCAAACTGGGCAGAAATGGCTACGACATCCGCCGGGTTGGAGTTTTCGCTGATGGATTGCAGGAACGTCGAGGCTTGGGTGCTGGCGTCGTCGGCTGTAAACGGCTCATTGATGGTGGCAATAAACAGCGCGTTACCCGTGATCTCAATCTCGTTTTCGGTTATGGCCTCGGTGATAGACTGCAAAAACGCCGATGTTTGAGTGCTGGCGTCCGCAGCAGCAAAGTCTTCTGTTATTGAAAAAGAAAAGCTTGCCCCCGCAAGCGATGCAAATGGGGTCTGAGAAAAGCTGGATATTCCAAACATCACAAAAGCTTGTCAATACTTACCTTCGGAGAACACATTTACAAACACTGTCCCATCTTCTAATGCCTCAATCTCATGCCACTGCCCGGCCAATAGATTTACTGGTTGCGTGTCCTTGGTCATCAACAACTCCCGCCCCTCTTTACGGACAACACACGATCCAGCGTTACACATTGTCAAGTGAGCATATGCATGCGCGTGGCGCGGCAAGCCCTCGCCCTTGTCGGCGTGGTACACGTTCAGTACCGCACCGTCGTAGGTCACGCTGAAGCGAGGGGCAAGCATGTTCACAGCGTTTGTGCTCCGGTGGTCGTTGGTTGATTCTCAGGCGGCGGGGGAGGCGGCGCTGGAACCCATGCATCCCACACAGCAACACAATTCAAAGCCCACTGCGGCAGTGCAGTGATGGATTCATTGGGCGGCTTAGGCTGACCCGGCTGGGCGGGATCAAACTCAATTTCTCCGTAGGTGTCGTACCACTGCAAAGCATGGCAGTTCGATGGGATGCCGCAGCCAGACAAGTCCAATTCTGGTGCTGTCCACGCTTTCATTACCCCGTCTTTGTAAACGGCCTTATCTTCAGGAATGATGGTCAGTCTCATTGCTTGTTCTCCAAAACCATGTTTGCGTTTGCCGCCCGCAACAAAACCTGTTGGCTCACCTCATTGGACTTCACCATCTCATTGCGGAATGATTCAACTGCTGCGCCGGTTTGACGCTGCTGCTGGCTGTTTTCTATCGTCAAGATCGGAAGCCATGCAATGGCGCATCCCCACTCGTTGATGTCTTGCCCGGTATTTGGGTTCGTGCCTTGGATTTGAAGAAACCACGCGCACTCAAGCTGCTTGCATGGGTTAAACCCATTCAAGGGGCAATTGGATTTGGTTTCGAGCTTCATACGTCAGTTTTTTGTTGCACGAATCACATCCACATACTTGACCGCAAGGTTAATTGCCGTGCCAGTAAATGTGTGATTGTGAGAGCCGCCGCCACCTGTTGCATTAGTACTGGCATTACCACCGCCACCACACGAGAAAGCTAAAAAACTACCACCGCCACCACTACCTCCAGTAAAAGTATGCGTGTGGCTTGGGATTTGAGAGGTAGTCAGCGTTGTTGATCCGACCGTACCGCTTGGTGTCTGCGATGCAAAGGCAGTCGTAAAGTCCACCGATCCCCCGGTTGAGACGGAGCCTGTCACAACCCGTAAAGCAGAGTTGTTGTAGTTGGTCGTGTCTTTTGTCCATCCAGTCGGCGCGGAAGTCTGCCCAAAGAGCATTACAGTCCCAGCAGCAAAACCACCTCCCGGCGCAGCAGACGTCCAAGTCGTACCGTTAGATGTAAGTACGTTTCCGTTTGTGCCCGGCGCAACAAATTGAACCGCACTGGAACCGTTTCCAAGAATGACATTGTTGGCCGTTAGCGTTGTTGCGCCAGTTCCGCCGTTTCCAACTGCCACCGTTCCAGAAACATTAGTTGCATTCCCACTTAGAGTCGCCGTAATTGTCCCGGCGCTGAAGTTGCCGGACGCATCCCGCGCTACGATGGTTGAAGCGGTATTGGCACTTGTGGCGTTGGATGTGACGGTAAAGGTCGAGTTGCCAGACTGGTTGGCCGTGAATGAAGCAGAGCCAGACAGCCCCGTGCCCGAAACACCCAAAGACAGTGTGCCGTTGTTTACGTTCGACGCCGTGGTGGCAGTAGCAGCATTGCCGCTGATGTTGATGCCCCATGTGCCCGTGGCGTTTGTACCAGTTGTGCTGGGTGCTCCAACCGTGTTGTAGCTGATAGTCCGTGCTGCGCTGCCGTTGAAGGTGGTGCCAGAAACATCACCCGTACCGCCGTTGTTGAACGTGACAGCATTGGCCACACTGCCCGCCGAACCCGTCGTATTCTGATTCAGCGTGGGGATGTCTGCGGCAACAATGGCCCGAAAAGTGGGAGCCCCCGCAGTCCCGTTTGGCGCTGCAAGGAAGAAATTAGCCGTCTTGCTGGCGTATGGGTTCTGCGTGTCGCCATAACCAGAGGCAAGGCTCACGGTTACAGAGCCGGTAGATGCGCTTGCAGTGACCGGGGAAGTCCCAGCCAAAGATGTGACGCCCGTGTTGTTGATGGTCAGTGTGCCAGCACCTGCTGTGGCGCTGATGCCGGTTCCAGTGCCGAGAGACGCAACCGAGTAGTTGGTCCCATTACCGATCAGCAACTGCCCGTTCGTGGGGGTTGCCGTAGCGCCTGTGCCGCCAGCAATGACGGGCAGCGTCCCCGATGTGAGCGTGGTAGTGCCGGTAGCGTAGACCGCACCATTGGTGGTAAAGCTCGTCAGTCCCGTGCCGCCGTAGGCTGGCTGGATCGTCCCGCCTTGCCAAGTGCCACCAGAGATGACCGCAGAACCAAGATTGAAGGCGTTTGTGCCAAACGTCACGCCCTCCGGCAGATATGCGTGGAGGTCCCAAGTGCCGCCCGTCGTGCCATTGTTCGTCAAAAATACCGCGCCTGCACCACCAGATGGGATGGTGCCAATCGTGGCAGTGGCGTAGTCCGTGATGGTCAGGGTGCCCGTGGCAAGGTTGTTGAACACAAACGCCACACCCGTTGTCAGAGTAGTGGCGTCAGGCAGTGCATACGTCTGCCCACCCGTCCCAACAAGGGTTTGAATGTAGCTGGAAGCCGCCGTCAGGGCTGTGGTCCCACCTGCTGCGGTTGTGTTGGTGTTGGCCTGATTGACCCGGTTGACCGTAATGTTGGAGTTGGCATCGCGCAGCACCACTGAGTTGGCGCCAGATGAAGAAGTTACACCCGTGCCGCCATACGCCACCCCGATAGTGGAGCCTTGCCATGTGCCCGAAGACACCGTGCCCAGCGCAGAGACGTTGCCGCTTGCATCCAGATTGACTGACCGACCCGAGGGGTACGTCACAAAGACGTTTACCGCGCCCGAGAAAGTTACAGCGTTGTTGGAGTTGCTCGACGCATAGATCGTCGTGCGAGTCAGCGTTGGTCCGGTCGTTGAATACGTGCCAAGGCCCACCTCCCAACTACCAGACCCATCAGTGGCTGAATAGAAGGTGGTGTTGGTATCACCGATTACAGCGAACGACTGAAAGCCAGCAATCGCCCCCGTGAGCGTGAAGCTTACAGTGGTATTCGCCGTGGCCGATTCTTGGACACGGTTTGCAAGGACCAGAGCCATTTAAGACTCCTTATCAAGAAGTTGCAGTCGTGCTGTACGTTACGCTTACAGTATCGCCTGCTGTCGTGACTTTAGCTGTTGCAAATGCCCCTGCGCTGTACAACGTGCCAGAGGTGTTGCCTTGAGTCGAAGACGCGCCAGAGCCGGTTACCAAGAAGCAGCCACCAACCGTACCGCCCGCACCGGTGATGGTGTAGGTAATAGCCGACGCGGTCTTGGTCGTCACGTTGGTTGGCGTGGTGCCCGTTGAAGTAGCCGCGCTAAACGATGCCGTGCCCCGTACAGCAGAGCCACCGACGGTGTAGTTGGTAAACTCAGTCCAACCGCCGTGAGACGCCATAGTGTCAGATGCGGCAAAGGTCGGGCTTGCGCCAGAAATCAGACCAAGGTACGGGCCAACCGTGGTGTAGGAAGAACCAGACAGCAAAGTGTCCAGCATCAACTCTTTGCCAACAGCGTTGACCAGATTGGGGAACTCTTCCGCCCATTTGATGTTGCCATCGGCATCCCGGCACTCTACATGGTAGTAGCCCTCAATGCCAACAGACTCCGCGCCAGCCACATGGGACTGCATGGTCACTTCAGCGTGGTCACCGAAGTTGGAAAGTTCTTTCTGCATGATGACTCCTTAGTTGATGCGGATTAAAGCGGTTTCAGGGTGGAAAGCGGGAAATTGAATTTTAAAATCTTGCGTAAGTGTGACTTGATCAAGACCAAAGTTCAAGACCCCGATAGCGCGGTTGGCTTTTGTGGCGTTGTAAATCAGCGCCCCTCTTACCGAAAACGTGGTGGCATACCAGATTGGGTCATCAAAACTGGCATAGCCCGCGCCATCTGCTGACGCCACAAGTGGATTGAGAAGCGTTTGACCTCCAGCCACATACCCACTACTGGTGACCTCGTTTGAGGCGGTATAGATCAGAGTGCTGGGGCCAAGATTTGCAGATGAGTTGTACAAGGCAATCTTGATCGTGTCGGTCAACAGATCATGAATGCCCTCCAACAACTCACCTTTGAAGCTGGTAACCAGCCCTGCTGTAATCATTACTGCACCTTCAGTTTGACTTGGCCGTCTACGTAGGCATCACCACGCTGCTTGCCATCGCCCAGGTTCTTCAGCAACATCAAAGCCTCCTTGTACTTTGTATCGTACAAAGCCATCATGTCCGTTTCGCCCTTCATGAAAGTGTATGCCTCCACAAGAGAACCATACAGCAGGACGGAATCAAAATTATCCCCTAGCCATGTGCGCCCGTCAGAGGCATATACTATGGACTCCGGGTAGTAGTAATAATGCAGTTCCACGCCATACCCCGCGTCGGGAGTTGGCCCCAAAATAAAAGACAATTCATCGGTGATGCTGGGACCGACTACAGTTGGGCCAAATATTGCGTAATATTTAGGCAAGCCAGTGGCCGTTGGTGAAGGATAAACCTGCCGAATGTAGTTGACATCTACGTTTTTAAGAAAGGAATAGTTTCCGCTGTTGTCAATGACTGCCAACGAATAAGTGGACAGGTAGTCGTCTGGGGCAGACAAGTATTTGTTGTTTGCGCTCAAGCTGCCCGTGACGTTTTTTCTCAAATTTGAAAGCTGCACCGTGTTATAAATACGCTGCTCGGCCTGTTGGATAAAAGTATCCAATTCCGTGGTCGTAAACGTATTTTCGGTGTAGCTTCCGATGGCGTCTTTAAGCTCTGTGTAGTTCATGTGATCTCCACTGTCACAGGAGATAAAATTCCGCCCGCAAAAAGTTGTTTTGCAGCCTGCATGGGCTGCATCCCAATACTAGCAATTGTGGTGTCTACCGTCAATCCAACGTAAACGGTGACTGCCATTCTGGCCTCTGGCCTGGGCTGATACAAAGCAATCGGCTCGTTGATCGTTCGCTTGGGCTCCAATTGCGGGTGCTTGGGCTCATAGCACTCGCGGCAGACCTTAAAACCTTTCCAGTCCTTGATCAGGGCGTTCAGCTTGAACCGCTGGCCGCACTGGTCACAGAGGGCTATCGCAAATTTGCCAGAGACGTATCCAGCGGGCATTTTTACCTATCCTGATACATCGGCACGGCAAAATAACCAGATCGCTCGCGATCTTCGGCTGCAGCGCGGGAAAACTCCTCATCGTACATGGCTTTGAGCAACTGAATGCGATCCGGAGCCTTTTTGACGGACAGATAGTACGCCACCCCCGCTACCAAGCAGGGCAAGAATCGGAACGAAACATCAGCGGTGTTTGTGAACGCTCCTGCATCCTGAATTCGCCGAATGGCGTAATACCGAAAGATGTAGGACTGCGTTGCATCCGGTGCCGGGTACAAAAACAGCTTGGCAGGAGCAGTACGCTGCACAAAGTACTGGGCCGGCCGCGACTGGGTGGATTTGTTGGGGATGTGCAAGTACTCTGCATATCCAATCCGGTCAATCGTGATGTCCTGTTGCGTCGGAAGCCCGGTGTTGGTGCGGATAACCGCCGACAGAGCGTCTACAGTGTCATCCGGCAGCGTGTATTCGTATTGACCAGTCAACAGAACAACTTGCCGCTGCTCAATCGTCCACAAATTCAGCCCTCTGTTGGCCCACTCTGAAAACATCAGATTAATGGACCGCAAAGCCGTCTTCATGTCGTAGCCATCCCTGACCTCAAGGCCGCAGCGTTCGTAGGCCTCAACGATGATATCGTCGAAGTCTAAGGTGAAAGTAGCTGTGCCCGAAGTGGCCATGGCTTAGTAGATCGTGGCAGTACGAGCACGGGCCGCGCCCACGCCCCGGACCTTGACGTTGTCGCCAGAGATCGACTTCTTCACGGGCTGACTCATGGTCTTGCCTTGAGGACCGGCAGTGTCAGGGCCGCTGGCGTAGATTGCGCCGCCCTTAGCAAAACCCTTCTTAGCAATGCCTTCGCCACGCATAGCAAGGCCGCCTTTTGCGTAGCCCTTGGTTCCGCATCCTTTTTTCATTTCTTGCCGCCTTTCTTTTTGGCCGGTTTGGACATGCCAGCTTCGCTCAGGCCGATTGCGATAGCTTGCTTGGGGTTAGTGACCTTTTGACCAGATGAAGACTTAAGCTTCCCGGCCTTAAATTCGTGCATCACTGTCTTGACTTTTTTAGCTGCCTGCACTGCGATGCTCCTTCATGAAGTCGTCAATCTTCTTCTCAAGCCGGTCAAGCCGGTCCAAGACGCGATTGATGTCGGTATGCACCTCCGCTTTGGTGACATACTCTTTCGCAATCTCTTCCCGAGTGCGATTCAACAAAATTTGAATCCGCTTGACCTCGTCCGTCGACACCTTGACCCAGAACAGAATCAGGGCGGAGACGAAGGAAAGCGCAGCGTTCCACAGCGTTACATCCATTTCAACACTTCCACGCTCGAAGGCTCTTGTTAATGCGACTATTGGGGTCTTTGGCCGTTTTCTCACTGGTCAGCTTCTTCTTCATGCCTTCCATACGGGCACAAAAAGAATCTTTGCGAGAGCCCCCTTCAGGCTGGGGCGGCTTCAGGCCCGGTTTGCCCGGATTGGCGCGATTGTAGGACGCCCTCCCTTTGGCGTTCAAGCCGCCTTTGGGATTTTTCCCTTCTTTGCGCTGCCAAGCCGGGGTTTTAGCCATGTCAGTACATCTTGCACTGCTTGTTGCGGGCCACGCCCACACCACGCGGCGCTACAGAAGAAAAGGGCTTTTGGTAGTTCTTGCGAGGGGTTTGCTCAGGACCACCCTTAGACATGTCCTGTTTTTGAGCCCCAGGTTGCACTTCGCCCTGGTACTGATCAATCGCCATTTTTGCTGCTCGTCCCATGATGGACTCCTTAACCGTAGAAGAATGTCACCGAAGTAGGGCCTGTGATTGTGAGATACGGGTCCGCGTTAAAGACCACCCCATCCCCAGGAATCAGGACATAGGTAGACCCGTTTCCAGCCGTGCTGGCAGGCGTAGCCAACAAAATTCTTTCCGTGCCGCTCGCACTACCGTCCTTAAAAGAGATGGAACCCGCTGTGCCTGCCACGTAATAAATGGATTTGATACGTGCGCGAGGAAGCCCAATGCCGGTGGCCCCCGTAAGGGTCATCGTTTTGGCTTTTACGTCAAATTGAAACATAATCAATCTCCTTTGAAGCAGGGGCCGAAGCCCCCGAGATCAATTAGGCAGTGCGCGTGAACACGTATGCGGTGGCGCTGGAGAACATGATGGTGAAGCGGGCAAGGCCAGTTGCACCAGAAGCAACAGTCAGGTCGCCAAACGAAGCTGCGGTGTCCACCCCTGCACTAGATAAAACTGCATTGGTATTGGCAGCGATGGTAACGGTGCTTGCGCCAGCAGTGTTGTCAATGTACAGCTCAAGGACAGTACCACGGGTTGCGCCAATTTGCGTGCCCAAGGCCGTGCCAGTTGGCAAAGTAATCGTGGTCGAGGCAGCCGAAGTAGAAGTAATGTACCCCGTGGCAACTGCCGCTGCACTAGCGGTGGCGGTAGCATTGACTGCAGAAGTGGTGGGGTGGTTCTGGTCAGTAAAAACCAGATTTGTGGTGGTCAAATCCGTGACACTGGTAGTAGCCCCAAAAGTGGCATTTACAGTGACTGCGCCAGTCGTGGCGCTTTTGGTGATGGATTGAAAGCCGTTCTGCGAACGAACCGGGCCAGTGAAAGTGGTGCTTGCCATTTGTTCCTCACATGCGAGTATGTTGGCGGCGCTCTGTCTGCATGTCGTCAGCCGGGACTGTCAGAAACGCCGGGGACCCCGGAATGAAACCAATATACACCAAAAGAAAAGGGAGCACAAGGCTCCCTTTTCTCGGTTTCTTAGGCCCCAGGAGAGCCGTAGATACCGCGCGGGTCCGACCAGCCAAAGCTGTAACGCTCGCGAGCCTTGTACCGCACGTTGCCGGTATCGAAGTCGCCTTCGAAAGCGGTGCGGATAGGCGAACGCTGGAACATCTTCAGACCGTTGGGCGCATCGGTAATCAGGAACCATGCGTTGGTGTCGGTCAGGAAGTGGTTGACAGCGTAGCCCTCG